GCCCCAACCATGGGCGGCCCGTACAAGAACCCTCAGAACAACAGAGTGGCGGCGCTGAGCCTGGACAATGCGTCCGCCGGTCCAGCTTCGTCGTCCTCTTCAAAGAACCCATTTGGTCTGACTGACGAGCAGTTGAACGCGGCGATCGCGGGCATTGCCGCAGTCGCTGCATTCTCCAAGCCGGTTCAGAACAAATTGGCGGATCTGATTCCTAAATTTATGAGCGATGCAGGTGACCTGTCAGCGACGGGCATGCTCGCCACCGCATTCATCGCGGCTGTTATTTTTTTCATTGTCCACAAATTCGCCAAGCCTCCTCAGAAAAAGTAACCATTTTGTTACCTAGTTCGAGTACTTCCATTTAAAACCACCAGATGTCTTGGTTCTGCCTTTCAGACATATAGTCACAGAAGAAGCTGCGACATTTATACTTTCTGCAGCTTCTTTCACCGATTCAAATTCATGAATAAATATATCGTCATCCGTGAACTGACTGACACGTTTCTTATTAGTTTGTATAAGACTTTGCATATGTTGAATAGCGCGTAGACGGAATTCCGGATTATTTTTAAGTGGATGTTTATCGCCTTTTTTGCATTCACTCATTTTTCGCTTTGTCTCTTCTGAAAGTTTTATACCTAAAAATCGTCCTTTAGTTGCTTCGCTTATACGCTGTCTTGTTTCTTCTGTGTGTGTTTTTCCGTAAAAATGATTATCGGCTCCAAACCGCCGAACAATAACCCCTGTATGTCCTAGACCCCCTTTTGCTACATTATAGTCTGGTTTGAGTTGTTCAATTACTTGTATTTCGAGCTCATTGAGTTGTTTCTTGAGTTCAGTTTTACTTTCGCATTCAACTGTGTGAATAGGTTCCATTGTAAACATATTCACTCCGTATTTTCTCATAGCTAAATGAATTACCATATCATCAGATAGATTCTTAGTATCTGAGACATGGTCATTCCATCTCTTCTGGAGAGTTTGTATAGTCTGACCTATATAAAACTTTCCATTTTCCAAGTTATCGATCCGATATATATACCCGATCGGCATGTAATATAATCAGATATTTTATTTTTAGTTTCTTTAAAATAGACCTGTTTTTAAATCGGGTTAAAATTGGTCAGTTCGAGTACAGGAGCCCGCCCATTCCGTCTTTAATGCGCAGGACATTGTAGTTCATCGCGTAAAAGTAGCGACCGTTGCCGCCAGCCAGAGTGCTCAGTGAGACGCCAGCGGGTGCGACGATGCGGAACGTATCGATGCGTGAAAAGTTCAGCGTGCCAGTCGGCTGAAGCTTTGACGTGTCCAGGCAGTAGGAAATAAGAGCGACGTTCGCCGTCGAGTTGCCGTGGTTGTAGCCGTAGGGGGTGTGGTAGTACTGGGGCACATCGATCCACTGGAACATGGAGCGCGAGTCGCCAATGTCCACGCCGTTAATCTGCGTCTTGAACTGGTAGTTGACAGCTGCGATCTGGGTGGCACCGGTGCTGTATGCCGTCGAGTAATTGTTGGCGGAGAAGGCCAGGAACTTGACGGGGTGAGCCAGGGCCAGCTCCTGCATGTTGGTGGTCGCGATGGGGATGCGGGTCATCTGGGTGATCAGCAGGTCCATGGGTGTGTTGGCGAAGTACTCACGCTCCGCCTGGTCCAGGTAGACGAAGTTGGTCCAGGCCTCGTACTGGAACGTGGAGTATGCGGCAGTCGCCGGCAGACCCGTCAGTGCCAGCGTCGAACCCAGGGTCGTGCTCCACGTGATGCGAAGCTCGACGTCGTGGTACTGGAGCGCCACCAGGGGCAGCGACACGTTCCAGTCCTTGCAGAAGAAAAACTTGAGCGGCAGGAACCCGTTGGTGACGTTGTTGGGACCCGCAGCGTTGTTGTTGAGGTAGCGCTGGGAGAAGTTCTGAGCACCAGTCACCGCCTCGACGTTGGACATCCATGTGATGTCCTGTGTGTCGACAATCTGGCCGCCGATGAGCAGCTCGATCTTGTCAATGACGTTGGTCCAGTTGATGCCTGGGATCAGAGCACCGGTCGAATCCTTGGCAATCAGGTACATGTAGTTGATGAGGTCACCCTTCTTCTCCAGACGAATCGTGGAGATGTTACCAGCCGAGGGGTTACCCTGGATCAGCTGGCGTTCGGGTGAGTTGGCGTAGTGCGTGTAACGTTTGTAGCTGGAGCGGTAGAAAGAAACCTCTGGCTTACCAGTCAGCCACGCGTCCTGAGCACCGGTTGCAACGAGCTGAACGATACCACCAGACATTTACAATGGTGTGAGAAAAAAACTGGTCTCGTCGTTCGCCGCGAAGCGGCCATGGCAAACTTTCCACCTGCGGTGGAAAGGTATAAAAACTGGTCTCGAATCGAGAGACTTTCCACCTGCGGTGGAAAGGCGGCTCAGTCCTGAATCATGATGCCGCAATACTCGAGCGATCCTTCGATGGGTGTATAAATGCCCAGTGTTTTACAGAGCGCCTTGAGGTCTTTGAACGACGCCCAAAATTCAGGAGAGTGGTCGTACTCGTCGACTGTGACGTGAGCCAGCTCATGAATCAGAACATTCATCGCCGAGTTTATATCATCCTTGTCCAGGCAGATGTAAATCTCGTACCCTTTATTGACGTTGTATCCTATGGTGCCTCGATTCATCCGGGACCCGTGGATTCCCGTGAGGATACACCTCTTCCTGAGGCGAGCGAATCGCGGGTCAACCACCTCCGTGCTCTTGAGGTGGTTCAAGAGCACGTCGTACCGCTGACGAAGATCCGTCATGAGCGGCGCTTCACGGCGACTGCTCCACGCGGCAACAGCGAGGGTCACGATGAGCAGTCCCGTCTGTATGATACCGGATGCCATCCTACTGATCTAGACGTAGAAAAACAAACTGTGCATAAATGTCGGTAACGAGTCCCGTCTGTTCTGGAGCGATAGGTCCCCACTGAACACATCGAAACTCGGGTTCGAGCGCCTGACGAAGGACATTCCCGTCCAACAACGGTTCATATTTGGGTCCGTCTGCGTAAAATGGGCCATCCGTCAGACTCATGAGCACCTTGTCACCGTGGACCTCAAATACGTTACCGTGGGCATCTGGAGAACTCGCGCTTTCGATGAGACTCTTTTCGGGCGTGATGCCGATGAGGTGCCCTCCTGGCTTGACTGCCAACTTGATCGCCTTGATGCTCTGTTCAAAGTGATCTCCGAAAATGTACTGGATGGAAAAGTTGTAGCACACCGTGTCAAACGGACCTGCAAACGCCGCCTGACGAATGTCCCCGGTGCCTAGAAACCACACACCGAGACCGATTTCAAATGCCCGATCCTCCGCTTCATGGAGGGATTTCTCATCCGGATCGATGGCGGCGACCCGAGCACCGACAGACTTCCACTTGTGCCAATCGCCGCCGCGACCGCACCCACAATCGAGAACGTAAGAGTTCGGTGAGACCCATTGATTGATGAGGTCACGTTTCGCCTGGTTGTGGCGTTTACGGAGTTGATCCATGATGTCACTTAAAAGAGTGACGTCCTGTAGTTTTAAATGGGTTCTCTTGAGCAGGATTACTTGACGGTGCCAGGACAGGTTTTTGCACTGATTTCTCTGGTCGGTCCGGACATGCCCCAGCGTAACGAGCAGCTGGGTCTGAAGATCCGCGGGTGTTTCTCTACCAAGGATGAGGCGGAGAGTCACGCCAAGCGTCTGCAGAAGGAGGATGCACTCGTCGACATTTACGTCGTCGACATGTACAAGTGGCTGCTGATTCCCCCTGACCGTGACCAGATTGATAACGTCCATTACCAGAACGAGAAGCTGGAGGAGATTATGACCAAGTACCGCGATAACCAGCGTCAAGCGGCATCCATGTTTGAGCAGCGGAAGCGTGACATGCTCGCCAAGCCCCTCGAGGGGTCGGCGACGCCGTTCATCACGCCCGGGGATGAGAATTCCAAGTATTACACCAAGCCAGATGTACCACCCATTCCTCACCCGGCCGAGCTCATCGACGACCTGAAGAAGGAGTTTCCAGACAAGGAGATGCCTGAGCTGGTGAAGATTGCCGACGATCGTATCGCCGATGAGATTGAGCGTCGTCGCGTCCAGCAGGAGGAGGAGCGCGCGAATGCACCAGCAGTCCAGATTGACGCCGGTCCAGCACCCGAGCCTGTCGGTGCAGGCAGCGCGGCGGCAGGACTACTGGGTTAATGGTTCACCTGTTGTCCAACAGGTTCACCTGTTGTCCAAGGGCACTCCGTGCTCCTTGTCCGCCGCAGGTGGAAAGTCATTCGGACTTGAAAAAAAACATAAACAAATATCAGGATGAAGGTACACTGGTCGTTATGGGTAGCGCTTGTCGTGCTCGTTTTGATTCTGGTGATTCTTTCAGCACGCAGAGAGGGGTATGCTCCTCCGCGTGATGAAAATACACAGCCTCCGTTTACGGAAGATGTCGGCAACACGGTGACGACGTCAAACAACCTCCCGTATGTCGATTCAACGAGCAACGTTGTCAAGGTTGACAGTCAGACTGATGTATATAAAGACATGGCGGGTCTGGACTTTCAGATTCAGGCGGGAAATCCAATCCTGAATTTCATTCAGGGCGATCCTTCATCAAACGTGATGTATGGTGACTTTGTACCAAACGAGTCTGATGGAGGGTCGGCAAGAATGTACGCCTACGGTTTTGAAAGCAACGTTTCAACCGAAGGCGACATGCTTCCTCCCGTCCCTACAGCGACGTCCAACGTCGCAATGGTTGGAGGAATTGATATCAACGGCAGCTCAATAATGCCGGACTCTGGTCAGTACATACCAGCTCTGACATCTCCGACGATTCCCTTTTTGGGAGATCAACCTGGAATTAGTGCTTCAGGATCACCGGCGTCAGAGACTTCCCCAGCAACAACCCAATGAAAAACGCAGCAAATACAAGAATTATAGTCTCTTTTGAAAT